TATTTGATGAACACGGGAAATTAAAACTATGAACAACACAGACAGCAAGAATCTCAAAGCCGTTAATACCATTCTCGGGAAATTGGAAATAAGGCAAGTGAAAATGAATTGCATCCTTCACGGGGAATATCTGGCGAATCAAGTCTGGTTAGGCGGGAAACTCAAAGAAATAAGTGAATGCCCCAAATGTCATGAAGAACATTTAGCTGAAAGGGCTATTGATGAAGAGAAGGCCAGAAAGCAGGAAGAGGCTAAAAACCGCCAGGCGAGAATCAAAGAAACCCGTATGCCTCTTGAGTATCAAACCAAAGGTTTCTCAACCTTCATTCAAGAGACCGACAGCCAAAAGGCCGCATTCAAATTGGCAAGACGTTTTGTTAAAGGCTGGGAAAAAGCTAAGGCTGGCGGTTACGGTTTGTTATTCCTCGGCGGTTGTGGCACCGGTAAAACTCACCTTGCGTGCGCAATCATGTTGGAGCTCATGGAGCGTTATCTATTCGTTTATCCAAGGTACTACAAGGTCAGCGAGATTTTCTCAGCCGTCCGGAGCACTTACCAGACTGGGGTAATAACGAACGAAGAGGAAATGCTGAAGTTCTTTTCTTCGATTCAGCTTCTAGTGATTGATGAAGTCGGCATCCAAAAAGGCTCCGAGGCTGAAAAGAGAATCCTCTTTTCCATTCTCGACAATCGAGTGACTTCAAACAAGCCGACCATCCTAATGAGCAATCTCGGGCCCAAGGCGCTGGCTGAACTACTCGGCGACCGTCTTTATGATCGTGTGCGATCTAAATGCGTGCCAATGCTTTTTGCCGGGCCATCCATGCGTAAACCCGCTACTGCTGATCTTTTCGATTGAGGTGCGTCATGTCTGATTCTGCATGGACACTGCCGATGATCATCCTGGCGCCGGTCGTGTTTATCAACCTGTTTTTATTCGGATTACTCGTGAGAGCGGCTTTCCAGTTCAGCCAGGAGAAGAAAAATGAATAACGGGTTTCTTTGTGTTTTTTTGTACTTAATCGGCGGTTCCTTTGTTGGTGCTTTTTTGACAGGTAATGGCATGCGTTTTGATGGTCTCAGATTTTTCACTCTCCTAGGTTTTTCGGGAGGCGTTCTCAGTCTTCTTGACTTTGCCTGGTTTGCTCACTCGGGATCGAATCTCGATTACAGCCTGACATTACTGGCAATAGTTGTTGCTCTGGATTTTATTTTCGCTTTCGGGAGGAAGTCTGAATGAGCGGGTGCTGCCTGTACTGCAAGTTCGCCGAGAGCTACTGGATCGATCCAGCAGGAAACATTCGGCGCCCGCCTAAGTCTTCTTTCGGAGACATGAACATCTTCTGCCACCACCCGGATAAAGGCGCCAGCATCGAGTGCTACCCGATCTCGTTCACAAGGTGTTCCGTTTTTGAACGTGACACAGACGAGCGTATTGAACGCAGGAGAGCATTTTTCTCGCAATTTGATAGATACCGCGTCCATGCTGAGTTAATCGCTCAGAGACGCTAGACGGCTGTTTAAACAACATTCAACCAATGGAGAAAAGAAATGGAAGTTACTTTGATTGTTATTGCCGTCACTCAGATTTTTTTATCTATAGCGATTGTTTTCCTAAGTCTTACCCAGAAAGACATTCGCAACTCGATGCAAAGCTTGTTGAAAATTTTCCGAGAATTGGATGGTTACAAGCGACGCAACGATTAAGGAGCGATCTATGACCTTATTCTTTGCCAAGTTTTCTGAGAACTTCTTCGCTCTCCCTTATCGGAGCAATCCATGTGTTGACCAAGGAGTTGATCATTCTGGACATTGCCTCAGCAATCTCAAAGGAGTCTTCTCCGGAAAGATCGATTTCTCCGGAATGCGCGTGTTCGTTTCCGGCAATCCTACAAGCTTTGCAAATCCGCTGGAAGGCCGGAGATATTCCGATTGTCTCAATTTTCTTGTAAAGCTTGTCGGACTTTTTGAAGCCCTCCACGTGTTCGTTCTCACCGTACCAATCCACAATTCTTTCAAGACAGACCCGCAGAAGGGCACATGCTGCACGCGGGGAAAGAGCGATGATGGCTTGAGCTTCGTTAAAAACTTCTTTGGCATCTTCGGGCATATCTTCCGCAGGGATTATTCCGTTGCGAACGGGGTATTGAATCTCTCCGTTTTCCCAGAAAACCAAGTTTCCACAACTGCAGCACTCAGTAACGAAAACTCTTTTGGGATGAAAGAAGTGAAACAAGCCATTGTTTCCTCTGTATTCCAATCCATCACTCTGACTCTCATAAAAATTATTCAGAGGCGCTGTTTCCCTTCGTTCAGGGTAAGAGCTAACAACCAGTTTAAGAACAAACATCGTCAAAGTTCCGCAGTGCGGGCATTTATAGGACTCAGGCATGACTAATTTTTCCTTGGAGCAAAAGAACAAATGAAACACATTGACATTGTAAAAAATAGAACTGCGTGCATAAACACTGTCTTCAATTCGATTGAAGAGGCTAAAAATACCCTTAAGAAACTAGAAGAGATGGCTGCACAGAGGGCTGACGGCCGAGTTCTCGACATTCATGAAGTTGGTGTAACAAGCCACAAACTCAGAGGATGCGTGGATCGCATTCTTGTCGGACTAGTGGAATCTCAGACAGTTTCTGAAAATCAATTGCGGGAATAGATGATGGATGACACTGACGAACCATCAGGCGGATCTGTTCGGAGATTCCATTCCCTATTGCCCAAGGAAGCTCAAAGGATTCTCCGAGACAGCGTCCAGCCTCGAAAGAGAGAAAGCAAGGTATGACGAGAGCTGCAAGTACAGGAAGCAATTGCTCGAGTTAAGAGCGAATATCCGGAGTTTTTCCGATCTAAGCGTTAAGCCGTCAACGGTTTCTCTCTCGGATAAGTCTGCCCGGGTAGGTGAATCAAGTCCGCACGCCAAGTACACGGACGTTGAGTTGATTCACTGCTTTGATCTCAGGCTTGCAGGTCTTTCCTTGCGGGAGATATCACGCAAGATGGATATACCTGTCCGGACACTCAGAGACATCTTCTCAGGAAATCGGCGCGCTGTCATGCCTACCCAATTCAAATAACAACCATACCCAGGAGGGAACAACAATCATGTCCATGATGAGATTTAAAAGCACGGATGATCTTGCATACAAGGAACTTCTGGCCAAAACAAAAACTAAAGCAGGCCCCATTGTCTTGAAGAAGATCAGCGGTTTTGTCGGAGGCAAAAAGAACGGGTTTGCCAAGGGCCGAATGAAAGCCGGGCAGATGAACGAGACAGAGAAAGCTTATGCCGCCTACCTAGAATCCGAACGTATCGCAGGCAGGATCAAGGCTTACTGGTTCGAGTCCATAAAGCTCAAAATCGCCGAGGATACTTGTTGGTATAACCCCGATTTTCTTGTGCTTACGGCTGAAGATCAGCTTGAACTGCATGAGGTTAAGGGATCGCCCAAGTTCTTCGCAGACGACGCGAAAGTGAAGACAAAGGTCTGCGCGACTGAGTACCCTTTCCGCATGCTCGTTGTTTATCCGGAGCGTGGTAAGGGGTGGACTTATCAGGAGTTTTGAGCGATGCCCCAAAGAAATGAAATTCAGACCAACACGAAGGCTACCTTAGGGACAGCATCACTGCTGCCGAGAAGGGCTGCGGAGTATCTGCAGCAGGCGGCCGCAGATGCAAAGAGCATGCCGCCGGAATCAATGCGGCGCCGGCAAGTTATCGACAAAGCAATCATTCTGGTGAAGCGTGAGTTCCCCGAGTTTTTCTTCCGTTAAACGCATGATTGCCGTGTCTCGATTGGGCGTCCCGATCGGTGAGGATTCGCCTCATGCGAAATACACCGATAGGGAAGTTGATCTTGTCCTGCAGTTGCGCGGCGAGGCATTCAGTTATAGGCAGATCGCCAGGATGATGGAAATGCCTCGGAGCACTGTCTTTGCCATTTGCACGGGATTGATCCGGGGAAAGATTCCTCACGCATATCGGAGACAGAAGTGAAAAAAGACAGAAAGAAAAAACTCTCCAGCATGCAGCTTAAGTTTATCAACGAATATATGAAGGGTAAAACTGCAACTGACGCGGCAAAAATCGCTGGATATTCTGCAAAAACAGCGGCGATTCAAGGATCTCAACTCCTTAAAAATCCTTTAGTCATTTCAGAGCTCGAAAGGAGGCGAAAAATCATGGAAGAAAAGACCGGATACACAGTGCAGAAGTGGCGTGAAGAGCTCCTGGAGATCCGGGAAACTTTATCCGAGAAGATTCCCGTTTATCAGAACGAAGACGGCGAAGTGATCATGGGCCTCAAGGATGCACCGTCTCTGCTTAAGGCCTACGACATGCTCGGCAAACACTTGGGCGCTTATTCGAAAGATAACGAGAGCAAGCTTGAAGGCAAGATCGAATTTGTTTGGGATGACGGCAAGAAACAGACGGAGAAGGAAGAATGAAAGTCGTGATTCCCTACCGTCCCCGCTTTCCCCAGGACGAAATTCACAAGCAATTGGAGACACATCGATTCTGTGTACTGGTTGCTCACCGACGCTTAGGTAAGACCGTGCTGTCTGTGAACCACCTCATCAAGCGGGCTATTACAGACCGCAAAGAGCGCGGCATGTATGCCTACCTTGCTCCATTCCGTAACCAGGCCGAGCAGATCGCTTGGGGATACCTGAAGCATTACACATCGCAAATCCCTGCAATCTCGATCAACGAGCAAAAGCTCTCGATCCTTTTGCCTAACGGTGCAACGATCCGGATCTTCGGTGCTGATAATCCGGATGCTTTGAGAGGCATGTACTTTGACGGCGTAGTGATCGATGAGGTTGCGCAGATTAAACCCACGCTCTGGGGAGAAGTGATTCGTCCGGCACTGGCTGACAGAAAAGGATGGGCCGCTTTTATCGGAACTCCCAAAGGTATCAACCTCTTCTCTCAGTTATACGATCAGGCTTTGAACCTCATGAGCAAAGGCGATCCGGACTGGATCGCGATGCTTTATTCCGTTGAGCAAACCCATGTCATTGATGAAAAGGAACTGGCGGCGCTCAAGGTCGAAATGTCTGAGAACGAGTTCCGGCAAGAGTTTCTCTGTGACTTCTCGGCCGCTCAGGACAACGGCTTGATTCCGATTGACGATATTCGGGCCGCGGCCAATAAGTTCTATCGAGAGAGCGAATACATGGGCGCTCCCCTTATCTATGGCATTGACGTTGCGCGCTTCGGATCGGATGCCTCGGTCATCTTTAAGCGCAGAGGGCTAGTAGCCTTTGAGCCGATTGTTATCCGGAAGTTTGACAACATGGCATTGGCTGATCGCATTGCGGTAGAAATGGCCAAAGAAAAACCCGATGCCGTATTCATTGACTCCGGCGCCGGGCAAGGCGTAATCGACAGACTTCGCCAGATGCGCTTTGATGTCGTGGAGGTTCCCTTCGGAGCGCAGGCAATCGACAAGGAACAATTCGCAAACCGCCGAATGGAGATGTGGTGGCACATGGCTCAATGGATTAAGCAGGGCGGTGCCATTCCTCCGGATCCTGTTCTGCAGGGAGACTTGGGCGCTCCGACCTACGGCTACACGCCTAAAGGACCTAAGATTCTCGAGGCCAAAGATAAGCTCAAGGAGCGCATCGGACGATCTCCGGACTTAGCTGACGCTTTGGCGCTGACCTTTGCCGCACCCGTAGCTCCGAAACTCTCCCGCAGTATGGAACGAGCCATCTACGGCGCGAAAGATTCCTACGATCCCCAGGAAGCCTTTGAATCCGAGTATTGGAACTCATAACACCGTCCATAAACCCTGCGCCTGAGCCTAGACAATGGGCTCATGAAAATCATTGACGCGTCCTTAGTTGAAATCATTGACCGTTGCTCTGAGCTTATTGACTCGGCAATGTCGGAGGCAGGCTTGCCTAACCGCAGGGCAGTTCCGGATCGTTCGATCTACCGAATCTTAAGCGAAGGCACAGACTCCTTCGGCCTCATTGTTGAAGACCAAGGTAAGCCCGTCGGGTTTGCTTCTGTCTTTGTCTTTACGCACCAGCACAGCGGCGAAGTCTTCGCACAAAACGATGCGATCTATCTGTCGCCGGAATATCGCAATACTTCAATCGGCGGCCGCTTGGCAGTGCTGGCAGAACGTAAAGCAATCGAGGCAGGCGCCAAGTTTTTCCTATGGGACGTGCCCGAGGATTCTCCTCTGGCTAAGGCACTCGCAAAGAGAGTGCGGGGCAGAAAGCATCTTTTATTTTTTAAGGAACTTTGATCATGGGAATGACTGCAGCAGTTATCGCGGGCACATTAGTGGGTGCCGTGACTTCGGGTTTGAACGCTTATGAGCAGAAACGTGCCGGAGATCGTCAAACATCCGCCGCCAAAGAACAGCTTGCTCAGCAGCAGGCATTGGCTCAGGAAGAGGATCAGGCCCGCAACAAAGCAAACCGCAAGCAGGCTGACCTTGACGGCCTTTTAGCGGACAACACGATTGACAACGGCTTGGGATCCACGCTTCTGACAAACGGCAATGCGGCTCCCCTGAACCCTGGCGCGCTTGGCATCGGTTCTTCTTTACTGGGAGGCTGATCATGGGAGCAGTATCGTCTGTGGTCCACGCTGTGGGCAAGGTGGTCAAACCCGTTGTGAAGGCGGTCGCCAACGTTGCAACTGCGGGCATGTACAACCACATGCAGAACAAGGCCAAAGATCAGGCAAGGAAAGCGCAGGCTCAAGCCGCTCGACAGCAGGCACAGGCTGAAGAACAGCAGTCTCAGAACGCCAACATGGCAAACAAGAAGCATGCAAATGTCGGCGACACGGTTATTGATGACACTCCGGAAGGAATGAGTGAAACGGTGCTTGCGAGTGAAGCAGCGCAGGATGATCGCTTCAAACTGCAGAAGAAACAGCTTATCGGGGGATAGTTATGCCCGCAGATATCAAGCTTATCAATCAGCGCTTTGAGAGCCTCAAGCAGGAGCGCAGTTCTTGGGAGGACCTGTGGCGCGATATTCGTGACTACTGTCTTCCGGACTTAGGGTGCTTCCCAGGTGAAGATGCAACTCAAGGCTCAAAGCGTTATCGCAAGATCCTCGATGCTGAAGCAATTGACTGCGCGGATGTTTTGGCCGCGGGCTTGCTCGGCGGCGTCTCGTCTCCTTCCAGGCCGTGGCTGCGCCTCACAACGATGGATCCGGATCTCGATAAGAATCCCGCTGTCAAAGAGTGGATGACGAAGGTTCAAGACCTATTGCTTCTCTACTTCTCAAAAGCCGAATGCTACAACGCGCTTCACCAGAGCTATTTGGAGCTTCCGGTATTCGGCACTGCATGCACGATCGTAAAGCCTCATCCGGAACAGCTCATCTCCCTGCAGAACCTCACAATCGGGGAATACTGGCTGGCTGAAGATGATTATGGGAAGGTCGATACGATGTATCGCCGCCTTTCTCTCACGGCGAAGCAAATGGTCCAGCAATGGGGTTTTGAGGCCGTAAACAATGACGTTCGGCAAGCCTTTGAGAAAGATCCTTTTACCCGCTTCAATGTGATTCATGCGATTGAACCGCGCATTGAACGTAATCCCGATAAACGAGACAACAAGAATATGCCCTGGCAGTCCGTTTATTTCCAGGAAGGTGTGCAGGACAAAGTTCTCTCTGAGTCAGGTTTTAGAAACTTCCCGGCACTGTGTCCGCGCTGGATGACTTCGGGCGGCTCTGTATATGGCCGCGGTCCCGGTGCCAAGGCCTTGAGCGCACAGAAGTCTTTGCAGAGACTGCACCTGAGACTTGCTGAACTTGTGGATTACGGAACTAGGCCGCCGATTCTCTACCCGTCCACCCTCAAGGATCAGCTGAGTCAGTTCAAGCCGGGAGGCCGCGTGGCGGTCAACCCGCAGGAAGCTCCGATCATCCGCTCCATGTGGGAAGTGCGAACCGATCCGCAGGCAATGTTGGCTCTGATTCAATCGACGCGTCAGGACATTCAGCGCATCTTCTTCGTCAACGTTTTTCAAATGATCGCGGCTACTGCGAATCAAACCGACCGCACCGCGACAGAGGTTCAGGCACTTGAGCAGGAAAAAGTGATGATGCTGGGGCCTGTGTTGGAGCGCCTGCACACCGAGCTTCTTGATCCGCTTGTAACAAACGCCTTCGGCTTCATGGTTGAGTACAACATGCTTCCGGAAGTTCCGGAAGAACTCTACGGCAGAGAACTTTCGATTGAGTATGTCTCGGTTCTGGCAGAAGCACAGAAGAACGCGTCAGCCAACGGCATTGTGAGAACGGCTCAACAGATTGGCCTTCTCGCTCAGATCAATCCCCAGGCCGTGGACAAGCTCGATGTGGATGCAACGATCGATCAGCTTGCAGACATGAACGGTGTTCCGCCGTCCTTGATTGTGACAGGACAGAAGGTTGCCCTTATTCGCCAGCAAAGGGCCGAGCAACAGCAGGCGCAGATGCAGGCCGCACAACTTCAGCAGGCAATGACAAGCCTCAAAGATCTAGGGCAGGCAGCTGACTCTCAGGGCCTGCAGGAAGCTTTCTCTGAAGAGGGAGCGCAGTAAGCGTCCATAAACCTAAAGGGCCCTAAATGACAATGACAGACATAGATGATCCGCTTCTCGAAATCGAACAGCGGGAGCTGGCTGAAAAGGCAGAGAAACAAAAACTCAAGGAGCTGGAGATTGCCATCAAGAAAACTCTTGAGACAGTCGAAGGCAGAAGGATCTTTCAATGGATTCTCGACATGACAGCCGTCGACAGTTCGGTCACGTCTCAGGACATGACGCTGATGACGATAGCTTCCGCAAGGCGCGATATCGGTTTGCAAATATTGAATCGACTCAAGGGCATCAATCTCGAGCTGGTTCGCAGAATGGAGAACGAAAAACTAAATGGCTGAAACCGCAGAAACCACTGTCAACGAAGCAGGCGCTGCCGCAACTGAAGGCGACGTTCCTCCTGCAGATCCTACTCCGGCACCTCAGGATGCGACACCTCCGGCACAGCCCGAAACCTCCGCTGAAGCTCCTCAACCTAAGGACGAAGAACCTGAAGGCATGGGCGCAGACGAGGAAGAAGGCGAATCTAAAGAGGAAGCCGAAAAGAAGGAAGGCAACGACGTTTTAGGCGCGCCAGAGAAAGGTTACGACGAAACAGGCATTGAACTTCCGGAAGGCATTCAGCTCGATGAAGGAGCGATTGAGGCGTTCAAGAAAGAATGCAAGGACCTGAATCTTTCTCAGGCCGCTTACTCGAAACTGGTCACAAATATGACCTCTGTTTTGGCAAAGCGTGCGGAGGAACAGTCTGCTCAAGTCAAGCAGGCCCTGACTGCTGAAGCCAAGGCTGACCCTCAAATTGGCGGTGCGAACTATGCGGCCAACCTTAAGAGCGCAAGCCGCTTTTACGCAAAGTTCTTTGACGCTGAGACTCGCCAGTTCTTCGAGTCTGTCGGCCTCAATCGTCATGCAGGATTCATTAAAGGGTGCCTTGCCGCTCAGCAGGCACTCAGCGATGACGCCGTCGTAAAGGGCGGCAGGTCGGGTGAACTCTCAACAGCCGAGCGCGCCCGGGCTTTTTTCCCTAACTCAAAGATGAACTAATTTTTAGGAGTAATTACGATGGCTGCTGAATATCCAACACTGGTTGACCTCGCATCGAGACTTGACCCGAAAGGTGAGATTATTCCGATCGCTGAAGTCTTGTCTAAACGAGACCCGATTCTCAAACTCCTCAGATGGAAAGAGTGTAACAAGACGGATGGCTACCTTCATGCCATCCGAACTGGCATCCCTGAACCGACTTGGCGCCGCCTTTATCAGGGCGTTCAGCCGCAGAAATCCACGACCGCTCAGGTCACCGATACCTGCGGAAACGTTGAAATGTACGCTGAAGTCGATAAAGACTTGGCTGACGTAAACGGCAACACAGCCGCCTGGCGCCTGTCTGAGCAGAAACCGTTCTTTGCCGGTATGGGCAACGATATGGCAAAGACAATGTTCTATGGTGATATCGATGCCGAGCCGGACAAGTTCATGGGCCTTGCCGCTCGTTATAACGACACGAGCTCTACAACTCCGTCCTCTCGCAATGTCATTAAGGCTGTGAGTACCGGAGCTACGACCAAGAAAGTCACTTCGATCTTTATTGTGTCGATGGATCAGTTCTTCGGCATCTATCCGAAGGGATCCAAGATCGGTTTACAGCACACCGACAAGGGCCAGTGCACTCACATGAACTCCGACGGCTCCATGTATGAAGTCTATCGCGACCACTACAAGTGGCAGGCAGGTGCCGCGCTTAACGACTGGCGCGGTGTGGTCCGTGTCTGCAACATCCCGATCTCCGACGGTGCTGTCGACATGGGTTCCGAAGATCTGATCAAGAAACTGATCGTTGCAAAGAACCGTATCCCGTCAGACCTTCGCACAAATCTTCACCTTTTCTGTGCTGAAGAAGTGCATACCGCTCTTGAACTTGCCGCTTACGCCAAGAGCACAAACGTTCTCAAAGTTGTTGAGGCCGCCGAACAGTTCAAGACCATGTTCTTCGACATTCCGATCGAAGTGTCTGATTCCATCAGCCTCACTGAAGATCTTGTTTCGTAATAGGAGAAAAAGATGAGATTCGATTCCAAGCTTATGTTCAGTGACGGCCAGTCCCTCTCCGGGACTTCCGGAACTTCCACGAACACTCTTGACCTGAACAAGGCCGGAGTTTCTGAAGGTGAGCTCTACGTCATCTTGAGTGTTTCCGGTTCCGCTCTGCCGACCTCTATCGAGGTTCTCGGCGGTTCTGCCAGCACTTCTGTGACTGATACCGTAGCAACGGCTTACGGTACAGATACGGCAATCAAACTGCCGCAAGGCTGTCCGCGTTACCTCAAGCTGTCCTTTACCGGCACTGCAATGAGCTGCAAGGTCACTGCAGGTATTTCCCTGTGCGCCTCCTCTCCGAAAGGCAAGCGCATCGGTGACTATGCAGCCGAGTAAACAGGATTATTCCTAGCGAGCATTTTGGGGGCCTTGCGCCCCCTCTTTTTTAGGAGCAAACATGTCTTCTGTTGTCGACATCTGCAATATCGCTCTCTCGCGACTGGGAGATAGAGCGACAGTGACCTCAATTGATCCGCCTGAGGGAAGCGCTCAGGCCGATCATTGCAGACGCTTTTATCCCATTGCCTTAAAAACTATCCTTGCCACCTATAACTGGAGCTTTGCCACAACGCGCAAAGAGCTTGCTCGTTTGACGGCTGAACCGATCGGAGGCGGCTATGCGTTCCCGATTCCTGCCGACTGTGTGAAGATCATTTATGCCTATCCGGTTGACGAAAATGGAAACGCAACTCGACAGACTCTTCATTACGTCCGAGAGCTGATCAACGGACAAGTCTGTTTGGTGGCAGAGCAGAAGCGTATATGGATTAGGTATATCACCACGGAGGTTAAGCCTGAAAAGTTCTCTGATGTATTTTCTGACGCCTTGGCTTTTCTCCTTGCCTCTAATCTTGCGGGCACTGTTGTTCCGGGGATGACGGGTGTGCAGATGGCGGCTGAGATGATGCGGTTTTACGAAGATAGACTGTTAAAAGCACAGGCTCAGGATGCAGTTCAGGACAGAGATCATCTGAGCTATAAGCCTGACTTTATCGGTGACTACGATGACTGGGGGAGGGACGGACATGAGTGGCTCAACTAAAGTCCTTCAGCGCTCTTTTGCCGGCGGTGAAATTTCTCCGGAAATGTTTGGGCGAACAGACGATACAAAGTATCAGACAGGCCTTGAGACGTGCCTGAATTTTCTCTGCCGTCCCCAGGGCCCGATTGAAAACAGACCCGGCTTTGAGTTTGTGCGTGAGGTCAAAGACTCAAGCAAGAAGGTGCGGCTGATTCCGTTTATCTTTAACGCTCAGCAAACCTTCGTCATCGAGCTGGGGCACAAATACGCCAGATTCCATTCCTTCGGCGCAACGTTGATGAACGGCAATCAGCCATACGAAATCACAACGCCATGGGATGAAGATGATCTCTTTGAACTTGAGTATGTGCAGTCAAATGACATCATCACCGTGACGCATGAGGATTACGCTCCGACGGAGATCCGGAGGTATTCCAACACCGATTGGCGACTGGCGACGATCAGCTTCTCTTCAACTTTGGCCACGCCCACAAACGTGACCGCTGTCAGAGAAACGACTACGGGCAACGAGGATAAGAACGCCGACAAGTACACGTTCCAATATAAAGTCTCCTGCCTCAATGCTGATAAGACAATCGAAAGCGAACCGAGTGCAGCAGTCTCTTGTACCGCCAACCTCTATGCCACAGGTACGACAATCAAAATCTCATGCTCGGCCGTGTCCGGAGCAAGTTACTACCGCTTCTACAAGAATCAAGGCGGCATCTATGGTTACCTAGGAGACTCGGAAACCACGTCCATCATTGATGACAACATTGCTCCGAAGACGGACATCACGCCTCGCCGATATGACTCAGTTGTCTCTTCCGGAAATTATCCGAGCGCTGTAGGTTACTTTGAACAGCGCCGATGGTTTGCAGGTTTTAAGACTGATCCTCAGCGTGTGGTTGCTACTCGTTCCGGCACAGAGAGCGATATGACTTACTCCCTGCCGTCTAAAGACGATGACCGCATCAACTTTAGAATTGCGGCTACAGAGTTCAATAAGATTCTGCACATTTCTCCGCTGTCTCACCTGATCCTTCTGACAACGGGCTCTGAGATTCGTATCAGTCCCCAGAATTCAGACGCGATCACTCCGTCTTCTATTTCTGCTCGACCTCAGAGCTACAACGGAGCCACGACAGTCAGGCCGCTCGTTTACAACAACAATCTGATTTTTGCTTCCGCCCGTGACGGCCATGTCCGAGAACTCGCCTATCAGTATCAAGCAGGCGGTTTTGTGTCCGGAGATCTGTGCCTGAGAAGTCAGCACCTCTTTGACTTCAAGACGATCAAGGACGCCACGGCACAGAAGGCTCCGTACCCCATCATGTGGTTTGTCTCCTCCGACGGAAACTTGCTCGGCCTCACGTATATTCCTGAACAACAGGTCGGCTCCTGGCACCGTCACAACACAGACGGAGTTTTTGAATCCTGCTGCGCTGTTTCAGAAGGCGTGGAAGATGCCCTTTACTGCGTGATCAGAAGGACAATCAACGGAAGCCAGAAGCGCTATGTTGAGCGTATGAGAACACGAAACTTCAAGAATTTGGCTGATGCCTTCTTTGTCGATTCCGGCGCGACCTACAACGGGACGCCTACGACCACGATCTCCGGAATTGATTGGCTCGAGGGAAAGACAGTTTCTATTTTGGCCGACGGTGCTGTCCAGCCTCAGCAGAAGGTTGTAAATGGCAAGATCACTCTCAACCATGAGGCCTCGGTCGTTCAAGTCGGTCTGCCGTATCAGTCGGATGTGAAAACACTTCCGGTCATCCTCCAAGATCAGTCCGGAGGTATGGGGAGAGTTAAGAACGTCTACAAGATCACAGTGCGGGTTAATAGAAGTTCCGGAATCTTCGCAGGCCCCAGCTTCGACAAGAAGGACCTTGTTGAATACAAGCAAAGAACGATCGAGCCGTGCGGTTCTCCTCCTGCGCTTAAATCTGATGAAATAGACCTTCAGCTTTATTCAACATGGACTCGAGGCGGTCAGGTGTGCTTGAGACAGCTCGATCCGCTGCCCGTCACAATGCTGGCTTTGACCTGCGATCTCTCGGCTTAACGTCCATAAACATTGAAGCTTCGCCGTTACCTTAGAGAAAAATTGAGGTAACGGCACATGGGTAAGTACGATCAATATGCTGGCGAGGATCTTGACGTTCCTCTGTACGAGGGACAGGGTTCCTCGTTTGGTTTTTCTAAGATAACTTCGGACGCGGCAAACGGTCTGGGCAGTTTCGGCCTTGGATTTTCGATGGGGCACAATGCGGTCAATGGCATTGTTGCTCCGATCCTTGCCTTTCGCCAGGCTAAGCAGCAGAAGCAGCTTTACAAAATTCAGGGCGAGATTTCAAAACTGCAGGCGCAGTCTTTCCGGACAGCGGCCGAAGATGTTTTGAAGAGAGCTCAGCAGGAAGTTGCCGCGGTTACTTTTCGTGCCGGACAAACAAAGGCCAAGACTAGAGTAGCTCAGGCGGCAAGCGGTGTTGCTCTCGGAACCGGAAATACGGCAGAAGTGATGGCTTCTTACGACATTGCCAAAGAGATGCAGGTCAATCAAATCCTTGCAAACGCCGTTGCTGAATCCTTTGGCTATCGGCGCAGGGCGGTCAATTACTCAAACAATGCGATCGCTCTCAATGCCCAGGCCAAGAACATCTCTCCCTGGGCGTCTGCTGTCGCCACTGGCATGAGCATTCTCATGAATCCGAACGGAGCAAAAGGCAATCCGCTGGATCCCAACTCCGGATCAACTGGATCCGGTTATCTCGATAACGTCGTAAGCATCGGCAAGTTGTTTACGAGCGGCGCCGGCGGCATGAGCGGCGGAGCAGGAGTCTAAACATGGGAACAATGAAACTTCCTTCTGTTGATAATCCCTACGGCGTCCCGGTTGCGATCTCTCAGCCGGGCGGAATGCAATCTGAAATCATCACTGCGCCAGAGAGTCCGGTGTCGGTTCGACACGCTGGCGAGGCAATGAATAAACTCTCCGGAGATCTCAGGGATGCATACGACAAATGGCAGCTGGAAATTGATAAGACGCGCCTGGATGACTTATCGACTCAGCTTGAACATGCACGCATAGACCTCAGAGTTAATCCGGAGAACGGATACGAAAGACTCAAAGGCGTCAATGCCCTTGAACGACCTGATGGCAGAAGCCTAAATGATGAAGTCAGTGATGCCTTCAAACAGCGTTATGAGAAGCTGAGGGAGCAGGCCGGAAATGCCCGAGTCCGCAGCGCCTTTGATCGTCTTTATCAGGCCTCAAGCCTGAAGCTCAATGATCAGGTCAACACCTATGTCACGAGCCAACAGCTCGAATACAAAGACGCAGTTCTTAAAAATCAGCTTAGCCTAGCCCTTAACCAGGCAGCAGACGCCGATCCGGAAACAGCAAGGTCAGGACTTGTTGCGGCTCGTTCTATTGCTCAGCAGATCGGAGACTTTCACGGCACGCCTGTCGACATGATCAAAGTTCTGGGGCCGATCCACGAGCTCCGAGTGAGCAATATGATCGATGCGGGCCAGCTCTCTCAGGCCAAGGCTTACATTGCTCAGCACAAAACCGAGATGGGCCCGAAAGCAGGGCTCAGATTAAAGTCGGCAATGCAGATGGCTTCAGATCGAGCGACTATCAACCGCTACACGGATGAAATTCTCAAGAAGGACAATGGCAAAGCCAGAGAGCTTTTAGACAACATCAATGCTGTTCCGGAAAAGTATCGCGCCGCTGTCAAAAACAAGGTGTACGGAGCCAAGAGAGAGCAGGAAGCGCTTGAGAAGGCGACGAACTACGACAATCTCAATCAGGCTTTTCAGTTTGTAGACAACGGCGAAGAGGTTCCCGCCTCCCTTATGTCGACAATTAAGACGAACGACCGCGTCGGATACGAGAAGATCCAGCGAGCAATCGAGCATCAGAAGTTCCCCTGCACTGAGGATGATCCTGCCGTCCTGGGCAACCTTGAAGAGTTGGCAGAAAGAGATCCCGAAGAGTTTGCGCAGACTAACTTTGATCAGTACCGCGGTTACCTCACAAAGCAGACTATCAAGACTTTGAAGTACAACGTCGAGAAACTTGACGATCAGCAGTACAAGGCTTTCATAGCCAAGGTCAAACAGCGCTGCAATGACGAAAAATTCAACACCAAGAAGACAAAGAATGCTGTCCTGTCAGCTCAATTACTCTATGAGGCTAGAAGCAAACAAGCCGATAAAAACGTTTTGAGTAATGAAACTTTGAACGCAATGGTCAACACTGTGTTTGAGGGACAAAAGCCTGGGTTCTTCTTCGGTTACAACGACGTTTCTGGTGCTGACTTCAGACAGGAGAAGAAGCTGGAATGGGAAGCACTGCCTCAGGCCGGATTCCGGACAAAAGCAACGGAAGCAGACAGGTTAAATGAAGTGAACAAAATCCGAGTTCAGCAACTCAACCTTCCGCCATTACAGAACCTCACTAAACGACAGTCGCAGCTTATTGACGCAAAGATTGGAGGAATTCCTTTGCCCACAGAACTAATGAATAGGGCTTACGCAGAGGCCAAGAGACAAGCTAAGAACGACCCCAAAAATCCTGCTGTCACAAAGAAAGCAGTCAACCTCATTGCCCTGCACATGGCGTTTGGAGAAAAGTAAATGCCGAATTCTTTCATTACAGACGAACAAGCAATTGAAACTCCGGACGGTTCTATGGAAGTTCCGGGAGAACCGACAACCCAATCTGTGGTTGCTCAAGAACCTACTGAAGGACCGACCGTTGAGCCGGTCAATCCGGTTTCAGTTCCTCCCGCCAAGCCGTTCAACCCTTACGAGATTATCGAGCGCGACGCGTATTCTGCTTCCCAATTTGTTCTCGGAAAGGATCCGGGGCGCACAGCGGAAGTCTTGGATATTTCCCGCCAGCTCGGAATTTCTCCGACAGAAGTGGATTCTGATTTTGAAGGATCGAAATACCGCCTTGAGAAACTTCGCACGGCCAACACCTTGAAGCAATCCCCCGGACTTTCTGACTACATAACGAATAATCCAGATAAAGCTCCTGTTCTGAAAAACGACCTTAAGCCGTTGACCAAGACGGACATTCTTCTCAACGAGCTTGCGGAAAAGATGGCCGCACGCAATCCTGCAGAGCCTCCGAAGTCTTTGACTTATGCAGATGAAGAAACCGAGTGGAAGCGGGAGGATGAAGACTATGAGCCCGAGGTCAAAACTCTTGACGGCTGGAGAGCCGGATATTTGTCTGGAGAACTGCAGAACGAGCAGGGCCGTATGTATGAGGATCTGCGCTTAGGCAAGATAACGAAAGACGCCGCTTTTGAAAAGCGTTCAAAAGAAATCGATGACACTCTGGCCGCAGTGGACGAAAAGTTCAAAGACTCTTGGCTGTCCTATCCGACCATGAAAACGATTGGGCAGATGCTCACCGTCAGCGGAGACACTGCTGCTAAGGGTGCTGCTCTCGGTATGGGAGCAGGCGCCTTGGGTTTAGGTGCCCTTGCATTAGCGGGCGCACCTGTTGCCGTCCCTGCTTCCCTTGGAGCACTTGGCCTCATGACAATGAGCGGCGCTGTCATGGAAACCTCAAAGGAGGTTGAAGGCGGTCTTGCTTACAAGGATATGCGGGAGGCGGGCATTGATGATGACGTTGCCCGAAGATTGTCCGGAACGGTTGGCTTTGTTAATGGCTCCTTGGAAGCCATCGGTGACGCCGTTCTCACGAAATTCGGAGGAAAGCTCTTAGGCATTACCGGCTTTAAGCAGATGTTCGGCCAAAAGGTCAAGGAAAAA